GCCAAAGGCCTTAACGTTAACTCAGACCTATTATTTCAAGAAGTAATACCCTTGATATCTGATAATATGACAACAACTGAGGTTGATGAGGTGATAGCATTTAAAGCTGCTGATAAAATCATACAACACCCAGATTATTCGTTATTGGGTGGTAGGATTCTTTTAAGTAGGCAATCAAAACTAATTGGTAAAGAATTACAGGGTATTGACCTTACTTATGATTTCTTTGGTGCGACAACTTTCTTAACCAAATACTCTATGAAAAATGACGATAATATACCAGTAGAACTACCGTCATGTATGTACAAAAGAGTTTCAGAGTTTCTAAGTAATAACCCAAAAGAATATAAAAATCTATTGGAAGAATTAACCTCTAAAAGAGGTAATTTTGCTACACCAACATATACCAATGCTGGTATACCAAAACGAGGTGGAATGATTAGCTGCAACTTGACACATTTAGAATCTGATACAATTGAAGGAATCGAAGAGACCTTAACAAAAATATCTTACGCTTCAAAAGAAGGTTCTGGTATAGGTCTACTCATAGACCCGATACGAAGTAAAGATAGCTACGTCAGCTCATTCAATGGTAAAGCTGGTGGTGTTGTTAGATTGGCTGATATGGTCCAGTCTAAAATGCGTTTCTATAAACAAGGTTCACGTTCTGGAAGCTGCGCATTGTATTTATCTGTTTGGCATCGAGATATAATCGACTTCTTAGAATTAACATTACCTGTTGGTGATGAGCAACTTAGAACTAGAGATTTATTTACCGCAGTTGTAATCAACGACTTATTCATGGAAAAATTACAATCAGGTGAAGATTGGCATCTATTTTGTCCAAATGACATTAAAAAAGCTGGTTTAAAACCGTTATATGATTTGGCTGGTGAAGAATTTAATATTGAATATCAGAAAGCTGTTGATTTAGGTATTGGTGTTGCTGTTAATCCGAAAAAGATATTTGACGCCATAATAAAATCACAAGTTGAAAGTGGTAAACCTTATGTGATGTTTAAGGATAATGCCAATAAGCGAAATATGCAAGATAATATTGGGGTCATCAAACAATCAAATTTATGTATCGAAATTTTTCAAGCATCAAAACCAAACTACACACCACAATGCACATTAGCATCGTTGAATTTAGCTGAACACACTTCTCTAAAATCAATTGCTAAAACTACCAAAGTGTTGGTTAGAGCATTGAATAATGTTATTGACAAAAATAAATGGAGTGATGAGTGGAGTAAGAATGCTGGTGAACATCAAAGAGCGTTAGCAATCGGTGTGGCTGGTTTAGCTGATTTCTTTGCCAAACATAAGATAGCTTATGAATCTGAAGAAGCAAAGAAATGGAATGAGGATATATTCAGCACAATGTATAAAGCGGCTGTAATGGAATCAATGGCTATCGCAGAAGAAAGAGGTGAGAATTACCCAGCATGGGAAGGTAGCCGATATTCAAAAGGTGAAACTTATATTGAAGGTTGGTCACCATTACCTGAAGGTGAACCCATACCAATGTACAATAGTATGTTAATTGGACTTATGCCAACAGCATCAAGTGCAATCTTATTGGGTAGTTTTGAATCATTTGAACCTGTTACAGCTAATTTGTTCACACGTAGAGTTGGTCAAGGTGAATTCTTAGTTGTTAACAAATATCTTGTAAGAGAACTGATAGAATTAGGTCTATGGGATTCTGAAATGATTGATAAGGTTATTTCAAATAAAGGTAGTATTCAGAACATAATGGAAATACCAGAAGATATCAGATATCGATATAAAGATGTTTGGGAGATACCACAAAGAGTGTTATTGGATTTGGCGATTATACGAAATAAATATGTTGACCAATCACAATCACTTAATGTTTATCATGCTGATGCGAAATACTCTAAAATTGCCAGTGCATTGATGTATGCTTGGAAAGGTGGTCTAAAAACAGGTGTATATTACACAAGAAGTAAATCTAAATTGGATACAAATACCAAATTAGCAACTTCAAAAGTAAATGAATTACCAGAAAAACCTAAAGATAGTCAATTTGAATGTTTTGGGTGTAGTGCATAACGGTTTTGCTAAAATAAAATGCGATTAAAAATGAAGACTTTTCGAGATACACAGAAGCAACAAGAAACTGATGAGACTGACGGACGTACCGTCCCACGCATTTGGTTTAGCAATTGTTGGCGCAAGTTTTTCAATTCCTTTCTTTCACCGTTTCAGTCGCTGTCGAACTGTCGGATTTTGTTGCTGGTAGTGGAGTGGTGGAAACGTCAGCCGAATTGGGTTGCGATACTTCTTGGACTTGCTCTAATTGGGTGTCATTGGGTTTATCTAATTTTTCTACGATGAAAGGAGTAAGTATTCCGAGTAGATACCCAAGTACCAACATCGCAAGTTGCGCTTGTGATTCAGCTTTTTGTACCCAATACTGTCCGAACATCCACTTTAAACGAAACAATTCGAACCAATTTACGTTGGTGAAATACTTTCCTTCGTCATCGTCCATTGAGTACTTCTTGTCGAGGAACATTACATTAAGGTTACCGTTTGAATGTCCTTTGACTTCTGGCTTTGTGATTAATTCAACCTCCAATTTTTCACATTGAAATTCAAGAAGTCGATGTTTAACGTTGCAAACTTCAAATTCCTTGCTATAACCCTCGTCTTCGCAGTAGTAGATGTTGAATTTCATAGGTTTTTCAAATGTGTGCCAACGGTTTGCGTGTTTATTTAGTTGCGATTTAAAAAGATAAAATTATGATTACAAAAGAAGATTATTTAGAAGCACAAAAGGTGGTATTAAGATACAGACAGCAATTGAATAAACACGCTGTTATGTGTCGTTATTTTAAAATGTTGATACCTCAATTTGGAAAATTTTCTAATGGAACTTACGATATAGTAGGTGTATTGTGGTTTGGTAGATTGATGGGTAAATGTACCGAATCAAGATGGAATAGCGTAATGAATGTTGGTGATTGGAAAGATTTACCACAATATCACCTACGGTCTGATATGACTCCACAATTTTTAAAATTATGACACATAACGGTTGCAAATATGAGAAGTAAATTTTTCCTTTAAAATTTTTTTATTTTAAAATTTATTTCTTATATTTGTTGTTATAAGTATGTAAAAATAATTTATGAGATTACCTAGAAAATTAAAAAAGAAACTTATAGCCAAATTTGGTAGGGAACTAGTTAGAAAAATTGTTTCTGGTGAAGTTACATACCAAGCTAAAATAACACAAGAAATGAGCAATGATGGTTGGAAAGTATATTATGGTAGTAAAACAATTTTTTATGAAATACGTTAATTATTTTTATTGTTTATAACTAGAATATATACGTAACTGTTTGTAAGTAATTGATTATCGGGAAGTTATTAGGCTAATTTCTTAAAAAAGTTAAAGATTCTTTAAGAAATCTTATAAGTTGATTTAACTAATTTACAAATTTATTTCTTGTGATATATTTATTGATATGGCACAAGGTAAATATATCAACATACGTTATCCATTCAGGGATAGCCAACAAGGTTTCTATTTAGATTTAACCAATACTGATGCAGCAGCAATCAGGTCCGACCTAATGCATTTAATATTAACGCAAAAGGGTCAAAGACTATATATGCCAGATTTTGGTACTGATTTATTAAAATTTATATTTGAACAGAACGATAGTAAAACACTATCAGACATTAAATTTGATATTAATGAGACGGTCAAAAAATACATACCAAATCTAAGAATCAATGAGGTAATAGTCGATAGAGACGAAAATAACGAGCATAAAGCAACATTAACAATAGATTATACATTAACTGAAGATGTATTCGAACAAAATGATGTAATCGTTATTAATCTTTAAATTTAAATTTTTTCCATTATAATCTATTTATTATTAAAGAATTTATAATGGCCCAGAAAATACCATATTTTGCTAGAAACTTTGCTGACGTTCGTACAGAATTAGTTAACTACGTTAGGCAATATTACCCTCAAATCTTCAATGATTTCAATGATGCATCCGTTGGGATGATGCTTTTGGAACTTAATGCTGCGGTAGGAGACATGTTATCATTTCATACTGATAGGATGTTTCAAGAGACACAAATTAATTTTGCACAAGAACGTTCCAGTGTATTGAGTATGGCTAGGACTTTTGGTTTAAAGGTACCTGGTAAACGTGCAAGTGCTACAATTGTTGATTTCAGTGTAACAGTTCCAGTATTTGGTGATACTTTTGATTTATCATACGCACCAGTTATTAGACAAGGTGCTCAGGTATCTGGTGGTGGTAAAGTATTTGAAGCCTTAAACGATATTGATTTTTCATCACCATTTAATTCTAGTGGAATACCGAATAGGTTAGTTGTACCTAATTTAGATGGTTCTGGTAATATTATCAATTATACCTTAACAAAAAGGGAACAAGTTATAAATGGTGTTACTAAGATATTTAAACGTGCTATTGGTCAGAATGATGTTAGACCTTTCTTTGAGGTTACATTACCTGATAATGATGTAATATCAATCAATTCAATAATAACGTTAGAAGGTACCAATTATACACAAACACCGAGTGTTGACCAATTCTTGAATTTCGATAATAGATGGTACGAAATGGATGCTTTGGCTGAAGATAAGGTTTTTATCGAAGACCAACTTTCACCAAGCACACAATCTGGTATTAGAACAGGTAAATGGGTTAGAGTTGATAGAAGATTCATAAGAGAGTATACTGATTTAGGGTTCACCAATATAATATTTGGTGGTGGTTCTCAGGATATCGGTTCTTTATGTGATTTTGACGTTGATACCACATTGGTCAATAGAATTGGTGATTTCATCAATAATATGAGCTTGGGTACAACATTAACACCCAATACAACGATGTTCATCAGTTATCGTGTTGGTGGTGGTGCAGCAACGAATCTTGGACCTAATGTAATTAATACTGTTAACAACGTTAATATGTTGGTCAATGGTTCAGACCCAGCGGTTAATGCGGCAGTTCGAAATTCGTTAACGGTGAATAATCCATTACCAGCAATAGGTGGTAAAGATGAACCATCAGTTGAAGAAATAAGAAATTTGGTAAGGTATAACTTTTCAGCACAGAATAGATGTGTAACATTAAAAGATTACCAATCAAGAGTTCAGCTAATGCCAGGTCAATTCGGTTCACCATTCAGAACTGGTGTTATTGAAGACCAGAATAAGGTAAGTATTTACGTATTAACACTTAATAGTGATGGTACATTAGCAAATCAAACCACATCAACCTTAAGGAATAACATATCCGAATATTTGGCTGAGTACCGAATGATGAATGACTATGTTGAGGTGAAGAGTGGTAAAGTAATCAATCTTGGTTTTGACATAGAGGTTTTTATCGATAAACAATACCCACAGACACAGATTATAAGCCAAGTGATACAAGAGGTTCAAAATTATATGGACATCAACAATTTTGATATGGGTGAGTCAATTTATATGAGTCAATTGATTGAAAATATTAATAATGTGGGTGGCGTACTTAATGTGATAAATCTTCAAGTATTCAATAAGGTAGGTGGTAATTATTCATTGAATGAGATATCACAACCATTTATAAATGAAGAAACGTTGGAGATTGATTTATCACAGAACTATGCACTTATAGGTGACCCTATAAGTATGTTTGAAATTAAGATACCAGCTACAGACATAAGGGTTAGAGTTAGAACAAATTAATTCAAATGTTGACATAAATAAATTGTTGTACTATATTAAAAATAAAAAATGAGTTGTGGTTGTAAAAATGTAAGAGACACTAGCGTTCCAGATGCTAAATTAATGGATAGTAATAAATCGATAAACACAAATAAAGTGTTTAAGTGGTTAATATTTATTGGAATGGCAATTTTGTCACCATTATACATACCAGTTTTCATTTATTTTATATACACAATTATAATTAAAAATGAGAATTTAGACATGACTTATGCTTTAAAATCGATAGTCGAGTTGATGAAAACACAAAAAATTTTAAACAAGAAATTTGATATCGATATTGCTGATTTAGAAGTATATGACGAAAATAAAGAATTTGAACTGGTAAATGTCTAAAACAATACGAATACGAACAACACCAAACGGTGATGATAAATTTATCAAAATCAATATGGAGCAAGATTTTGATTTTGTTGAAATTTTATCATTAAAAATATCACAAAAAGACCTTTACACAACATTTTGTGCTGGATATGGTGCTATCGTTGGTAGAGTATCTGTTAATGGTGGTTTTGGTGTTCCTAACGCTAAAGTAAGTGTTTTTATACCAGTTTCAGATTTAGACAGGGAAAACGATAAGATATTCGGTTTATATCCCTTTGAAACTATTTCAGATAAGGGGCCAAACGGTTTAAGGTATAATCTATTATCTAAAGAAAATCAAACAAACGATGATTGTTTTACACCAGTCGGTGATTTTCCAGACAAGAGAACTTTTTTGGATGATGATACGATGTTGGATATATATTGTGAATATTATAAATTCACAACGACAACAAATGCTGCTGGTGATTATATGATATTTGGCGTACCTACAGGTGCGCAGATAATGCATGCTGAAGCTGATGTTTCAGACATCGGTATAATCAGTCAAAAACCATTTGATTTTATCAGAAAAGGTGCTTCTGAAGAAATATTTGAATCAACAACAAAATTCAGAGATAGTGATGAGGACTTAGATTTTAATACTCAAATAATCAGTAGGTCACCAATCGGTGTGAATGTCCAACCATATTGGGGTGATGAGGATACATGTAATGTTGCAATAACAAGGCGTGATATTGATTTAAAAGCTGCTATAACACCACAAGCGATATTCATGGGTTCTATATTTGGTGACAATGAAGAAAGTTCGTTGAGTTTAAGGTGTAAACCTAGAGAGAATATGGGCGTTTTAGATGGTCAAACCGCTGGTACTGGTAGAATTGAAATGGTAAGAAAAACCATTGCTGGTAATATCGAAAGGTTTGATGTTGGTGGTGCCCAGCTAATTGACAGTGATGGTGCTTGGGCATATCAAGTACCAATGAACTTAGATTATAGAGTAACTGACGAATTTGGTAATTTAGTACCTACTGATGACCCAAAAAAGGGTATACCGACAAGAGCTAAAGTAAGGTTCAGAATAAAAATGGATATTACTGGTGGTGAAGGTAATTTAAGAGAACGTGCGGCATATCTTGTTCCTAATAATCCACTTAAAAAGGGTGGGTTAAATACTGATTTTGAATTTGGCCCCAATACTAACGATGAAAGTTTAGCTGAATTAGTTTGGAATGGTATATACACTGTTAAAAATTATATACCTAGATACCAAAAATCAACCAGACCAAATTTGGAACCAACAATACGTAATTTTGTTGGTATCAAAGATGTTGATAGTGCTAGGGGTAAATATACGCCATTTCCATATAATCATTTAAATTTTGAAACCGAGGCTTTATTTGGTTTTATATGTACTTTAACACTAATTTTAACGACACTGATTATTTTTATCAATCTAACAATATTAACACCAATAAACGTGCTAATTAGTACTCTTAATGATGTTTTAGATTTTTTTGGTATACCTTTAATACCTTATATACCATGTATCACTATAAAATGTAATAATGTTCCTTATGCGCCTGGATGTTGTTCATCAAACAGTGGCCAATTCCCTTGTACGGCACCCAGAGCTGATTTAGGTTGTGGTGCTGTTGAAGACCCAAGTGTTGTATGTGTCGGTTTAACCTCTGACAATGATGTTAATCAAACGCTACCACCAGCAGATGCTGGTTTTATGGCATGTACAGCAGCATCTTTAGCTCAAGAGCTTGAGCTATTCCAATTTGATTTTTATAATGACTGGGTTAATGGTGCGTTATATTCACCATTATTTAAACTTAGAGTTAAAGATGGTGGAACTGGTAAAGAAAGATTTTGTGAGTGGTCTTCTGGTGGCTCACCAACTGACCTATCTGTTGATAATGATATTGACGGTAATTTCGATAACGATAATTATAATGATATTGATTTAGTTGATAGTTGTTATGGAATACCTTTAGGTTGTTCAAATGCCACTGAAGATTTTTGTGGTAATTTTGATTTGTGTGAAGTACCAGCTGTAAATAGAAAGGGTCACCGATATAATTATAATGTGGCACTAAATCATGGTTTAATCGTTAAATCCAGAGATGGTTATTTTTATTATGCTCCATATGCGAGAACTAAAGATGAGTATTTATTGGCTACTGATATTGTAACATTAGGTTCCAGTGTTAAATGTCATTGGTTAGGTTTACCATCAGTTTATGATTTATTTGTCGATACCACTTATAAATTACCACCTTATGTTGCTGAAACAGACCCTAATAATAGTAGTATCGTGATAACTAGTGGTATGGATACCGCTAGAGCCAATTTAGGTTCTAACCCATGTAATATTGGTAATGTTGGTTTAGATTCACTATTTTTTGATGTTAATTGTTTTTTTACAAGGACAGATTCACAAACCTGTGGTAATCTAAGGCGACAATGTGAATTGGGTGTAGGTTTTGATGAAGTTAGACCTAATTCAAATCCAGATAATTTATTAACTCAGGATGATATTGATGTTGAATTTACTCGGAATGTTTTTGCTTGGATGAATGGTGTTGATTTAAATGGTACTCGATTGAATAGTATATACCAGACACCATTTGATGTTGATGCTAATTTTGATAATTTACCGTATTGTGGTAATCAATATGGGACTGATGATTATAATAGATTCAGATATGGTTGGATAGATAATAATAATACTGGCACAATGTGTGATGGTTTTCCACAATCAGTTAACTCATTTTATTTTTATTTTGGTTTAAATAGAAATAAAACCGCTTTATCCAAAATGCTATCAAAATATTTTGCTCCATGCCCAATCAAAGATAAACCAGATTTTCTAATAATAGGTGATACAACTGATAGTACCGTACTTTGTAACAATGGTGCTGGAAATGGTGAAATTAATGTTAGTATACAAGGTGGTACACCACCATATACATACTTTTGGACATATCCAGATAATACACAAGTTACCATAACTGGTAACACAAAACCTTTACTGGATGACCCTGATTTAGAAGACCTTTGTGGTGGTTCATATATATTAACGGTTATTGATTCGAATGGTCTATCATCAACAATAACATTCATTGTTGGTGAACCACAACCAGTTTCATGTCTTACTGAAGCTATACCAACGACAAACCAAGGTGCCAATGACGGTATTATAAATGTATTTATTAATGGTGGTGTTGGACCTTATACTATGGATATTTCACCAGACCCAAATAACGTATATCCACAGTCTAATTTATCTGCTGGGCAACAGGTTATTAATAATTTACCTGTTGGTTCATATACTATAGATATCGAAGATTCTGAAGGTGGTACAACGCAGTGTATTGCTGAGATAACCGAACCAGAAGGTTTAATCGTGTTAATAAATCATTTATATGACATTGGTTCAGTTAATGACCCAAACGACCCAAACGACCCTGATTATTACAATTATGATGATAATAGTCAACCGTCACAAAATGCTGATGTTGAAACGTTTTTGCTATGTAATGGTGATACAAACGGTACAATCAGAGCATTAGTATTCGGTGGTGTTCCACCATATAATGCCACAATATCACCAAACCCAAATAACATTACGGTAATAACTACCACTTCACCAGTACCAACATTTATTTTCACACCTTTGGAAGCTGGCACATACACAATAGAAGTTGATGACAATGCAGGTAATGTAATTCAAACCGTTGTATTAGTTAGTCAACCACCAGTATTTGAAGTTGGTGACATAGGTAGTTTCATCGCACCAACGATAACACCAACGACAATTGGGGTTACGGTGGCACCATTTAACAGTGGTGAAGATATAACATATTATTTATATGATAGTAATGGTCAATTGATTCAAGAAGTGACAGTTCAACAAGGTACATATGAGTTTTCTGGTTTAACAGCCAATACAACCTATCAAATAGCGGCACGTAATGAAAATGGTTGTTTATCAGACACTATAGAATTAACAACATCATCATAAACCAACTTTATTTTTTAATAAAACATCATATAATATATTTACCATTATAGGGTAAAAAATAAATATGAGTAATGATAGAATAAGGTACAGATTACGAAGCACTGATTCACAGTTAAGTACAGATACCGATACATTTATTAAATTGAATTTAGAGGGTAGTAGGAGATTATTACCTAAAAATGAAATTAATGAAACGGTAGACAGTACTGAGATTTTTAATAAAGAACGTCAGTCAAGTAAAAAATACAGGGTTTTTGGTACAATTAAACCATTAGCCAGTAATGTACTTTTCAACTTAACAGGTGACCAACCAACGACATCAGGTGACTTTTCAAATTCAGCATCTTATGGTTGGAGTGTTTTTAATAATGAAAAATTTAAGAAAGACCCTATCGATGACTTTAATGATGATACTGGTCAATATAGTGGATTAACATATCCACAATCGTATAAAAAGTTTTTAAAGGAAAAAGATGGTTGGTTTGGTTTTTATAACCCAGATGTTCTATTAACTGGTAATTGTGATTTTTACACAATGGAACCCAAAAAGGAAAGGTTTTCATTTAAACCCACATCCAATAAAAAATGGGAATTAACACTGACATATCCATTTTCTGCTGACACAACTCACTTTTTGGTGAGTGGTGCAACATTTGGTGGTCTTAAAATAGTTGGTAGACAAACGGTAAGTATTGGCGGTAGGGATAGAATAGCCTTTTCAACACCAGTTAGACACAATTTAAAACAAGGTGATTTAGTTTTTATTGAAGGTTTAGACCCAGTTACTTTAGACGGTTATTATCGCGTTACAAGAACAGGTCTTGATAATGGTACCATGAGAGATTATTACTTTTCTGTTGATATTGACCCAACTAATATTAATAGTGTAAATAATACAAGATTAAGAAGGGTTTTAGGTGGTAGACAGAATGGTTTCCAATCTAGATATTATTTAAGGATATTTAAAAAGATAACCACCGTAAACACAAGCATTAATAATGGTATCATTGAGAGTGATGATTATGAAATATATCAAGCAGCGTTCTCACAAACAGTATTCAATGATGAGGTATGTCAATTCGTATTTAATGAAGATGTTGACGTTAGTAATATCACTGACATTTTAAATAGGCCAATAAGTGAAATGTTTTTAACAATAGTTAAAACCAGAGATAATGATTTTTTCACACCTATACAAGCTGGCTTGGATTGTGGTAATGTTGCTGGTATCTTTGATTTTTATCCAAATATACCTGATGTTAGACAACTTAGGGACGGTCCGAATGGATTACCCAATTACAATGACTCACCAGACCCACTAACAGCTGATGTTAATATTAATGATGATATGTTTTATGGTGATATTGTCGAATATAATGATTATGAATTAATAGAAAATGTATTGGGTGTGGTTGGACATAGGTTCAATACTGAAAATAGAATTTCAAATGGTATAACTATCGGTTGTGGTGTTTCAAATGGGGCTAAATGTATTGCTGGTCCTAGACACGAAGGGTATTTTTATTACCCACATCATAGAATTAAAATAAGAGACTTTTCAACTTACATTGAGCAGGGAAATGCAAATACTGTTGGTATACCTGATTATGCTTTTGATTTAGGTGATGGTAGATGGTTATGGCGCGATTTATTGGATATCGGTGTAAATGATGGTCAAGAAGAAACACTTAACTATCCATTCTTAAATGGTGCCCATTATATGTATCAGAACTTTTGTTTTCCAGTTAGAAGACAAGACCCATACGGTCAATATGACCTATATTATGGTTATGAGGTCGACCAGAATGGTGGACAACTTAATTATGAACCCTTTGATATTGTTGGTGTGGGTATAACAGATAATTTTGATGTAAATTCCGCTGAAGATGCTTGTTGATAGATATCAAATAAAATTACCTAGACCTGAGTCAAGTGCAACGACAATCAATGTTCCAGTTGACCTTACACCACAGATGGTTGACCAAGCGGAAATCATTGATAGAAAGTTTGTTGAGGTGGAAGTTGAAAATGCGATTAATCCAATATTGGATTATGAAAAAGTAAGATTTTCACCAGCTTTAATTTTTCCAAGTCCAAGTGCCAATACAATTAATCCACCAATAATTCAATTACAAGAAGTTAATTATGAATTGAATATGTTGGATACTACGAACAACGCTTATTTTACAAATACATCATATTCTGATATTGGTTTTGATGATGATGATTTAAGGTTTAGAAAAAATAAATTAACAAAGTCATTTTTAAGGTTAGATTTTTATGATTCAGATATTTTAACTGACCAAAGATTGGTGGCGTCAATGGCGATAAACCCCAATATAACATTTGCCGATATACAACCAAACAGTCAATTATACCCAGTGGCTAATAAAAGATTATCATTTAAATTAAATAATCCACTGATTAATAATGAAGTTTTTGGTGAAGGTTATTTTGTTTATTATTTTAAAGATGAGGTAGATATAAATTTACCTGAATTTTTGTATATGAGAGCAACCTTTAATAACGCAAAAACTGGTCAGGTCACTGGTTTGATGACATTAAATAACCAACCACCAATCGATGATTTAGTTGACCAATTACATACCAGATATGTCCTACATAGGTCACAAACTGGTTATTTTTACGCATTTGATGACCAATATAGTTCAAATATTTTATTTGGTCAATTATTACCAACACCAAGCGTTACAATAAGATTATACGAAGTGAGAGTAGCTTAACATGAAAGTTTTAAGAAGAAAAATATTATTGGATGACCTTAAAAGTTTTGATGATGGGTTGGGTTATGAAACAATAACGGCAACATCAATATATATGAAGGTTGAAATGATTCAAACCATTGATGATTTGGGTATGGTAACTGATTTACCTTTCATACCAAATGGTGGTCAATGTGCTCAATTCGCTGGTACAATAATAGTTACAGATGTAACATGTTATGACCCAAACTCACC